AAATACAGAGGAACTTATAGCATTTGTAAAGAAGTAATTTGCATCCTGAGATTCAAGCGGCTTTGTTGGGAAAGTGACATCCGCCTCCAACGTTATAGCATAGCCGCCTGTGAGTTGTGTCGCTGCGGGGATAACTCCAGTTGAATTTGGATTTACAGACGATGAAAACGAGTACACAACAGCACTCTTGTTGGTCTCGCTGTTAAAGTTAACAAGCTTATCGTTAACAAGAACACTTCTTCTATTCTCACGGAACTCGTACTCAGTGTTCTGAGCATACATATTCAGTTTTATTAACTCATCGTCAATTCCGAATGAACGAATAAGATTTCTAAAAGACTTTTCAGTACCCTTTGACTTGTAAATATAAGTTAAGTTGTTGTAGATATTCTGGTAAATAATGTTCTTAATATCATTTAAGGACTTATCATAAATTATATCTTCACTTCTATCCGCCAACTTTTCCAATATATCAGCGTCAAGAAATATCTCTGGTGACACAAATCCATGCGAATCAAGTTTCTTGTAAGAGTATGGGAATGGTTTATCACTTCCGCTTGGGTACTCAACATTCTTTAGGTTGTTCAATTCAGATGCTTGAATATGTAACGTATCGAAATAGCTGGAAACAATTTGGGTCAGATACTTGGCTTGTTTTTGCCCTTCTGAGTCCTCCTCGGTAATCCAGGCAGGAATTGAGTTGTAGATAGAAGCATTATTATTGACATCATATGCCGAGCCGGAATTCGCCAACCCTGTCCTAAGAGCCACCACATCAGGATGGTTTGACCTAATAATTGGATCCAAAAACTCCTTTGTTGCAGCGTTTGATAGCACAATCGCTGAGCCTGTGTTTCTGGAATTGGAAGTGTAACCAGTCCAAGCGCCATTTGTAATACGTCCGGCATAATCCAAAACGATATTATCTACCGAAGAGGTGCCAGTGATTCCTTCATTGAACTTATAGTAAACACCCAGCTTTGTATTAACATCTTCCTGAGTATCGGTATATGGCTTTGGATCTGTGTTGGTGCCACCACCTACTTGGCTGATAAAGTATCTTCCAACATCCTTGGCGCTTCTTCTAGTTTTCCAGTACCTAAATTCGTCAATAGAGCCCGATAACTTACCGGATCCAGTTGTCGCAGCAGTCCCAGAAGGTGCTGTTTGGATAGCTCCGATATAGGCTCGAAGGGCTCCTGTAACTTCATTAATACCGCTAGATCCCAAAACAGCACTATTATTTACTGTTCCATCAACATAGAAATTAGACTCAATACCTGCAGATGCCGACAATAGCGAAATAGCATAATGATGCCAATTTCCATCTGCTAGAGACGAGGTCGTAAAGGACGCAGCGGCGACTGATTGCTGAAATATACCTGACGTTCCCGATTGTGCTGTAACCAATACGGGGGTAGTGCCGTCTGATGATGCTGATAGCTCAATTGTTAGGCGTCCATACGAGTTTGACCCTGATGCTTCTCCGTTCCAAAGATCAAAAATAACTTCTTTCTCAGTTAGACTAGGAAGAAATTCAGTCTTTTTTAGCCAGAACTCGACCGTTACACCATTGCCCTGCAAATCGTATTTAAGGTTACTTTCTCTATTGGTGGCTGTATCGTAGTAATTGGACCCCGTAAATTGCGTTGAATACGGCGCCATGCCATTTGGATTTGGGTGAGGCCCACCTTCAAGATAGATGTATTCTAATGAAGATGGTAAGCCATATCCATCCGAATCCAGAGAGCCTGTTCCCCAGCCATCTGCGGAAATAATTGCATAGCCGTTTGTTCTAGGGTAGAGGTTGTTGAAAATATAAAGATCGATATAAGTCGATTCATTTTCCCACTTTAGCTTTTCTTTTAGCGACCCATCATAAGGATAAGTCTCATAAACTCTTTCGATTGACTGAACGTAATATTCTTCGGCAGAACCATAACGGGCGAAACTAGACGGATCTGAGAAGTCTACATTTGGAATGTAACGCTTTTCGTGAATGATGTCTTGTTTATGGTAGCCAACCGACTCAACTTCAGCACCAATATCTTTTGATGATTTGTTTGAGAGGGAGCTTACTTTCTTGGCTTTATCGAATAAAGTTTTAAAACTCATACTTTAATTATTCTTCAACTCTAAATTTGAACGTCTGAGGTTGTTCTTGCCAGTCCCCAATGCTGTCGTTGTAATAAGACAATCTTATCTCATACATATAATCAGCCTCTAACAGAGACATATCTAAATCAAAGAAATTTCCTTCCTTATCGTATGATAAATAAGTGCTAAGGTCTGATCCGGTACCGTATGGAATTGCGGCCAAGTTGTCTGTTACGCGATGAATACTAAATGATGCGCTCTCAATAATATCCGTTGGATTATTGGCAGTCGCGACTGTGTAAATCGTTGGAGACCAGTTTCTATCACGAACAAAGAACCTAAACCTTGCTGTATCTTGTCTTGAGTATTTCTTTTTAAGATTCTTGCAAGATGTGATTCTATTGAACGTCGGCGCGCTGTCATAAGTTGGCATTAGCTCTGGGAAGAATGAACCAGTAAAGAACTCTACGCCACCGGAGTGCCATACGTCGTGTATCTCCTGTAAGGGCGTAGAAGCCGCTGTAAGCGCGACTTCGCACGAATAGATGCCAGGACTCACGTAACTTCCTGTAGCGTTTACATCGCCCGTAGAGCCGACGCTACCGCCACCCTGAATAGACAACTTTGAGCCAGTTGGAGACCCGTTGGAACTTGAGTAGAAAGAAACGAGTATACTGCCTGTTCCAACTGCCGGAACATTGCGAAGGCGTCCCTTGATGTAATTGTAAAATTGCAAAGCGTTTAGGTTATCGGCTGCCGGGGCGCGGGAGGATGAAAATTGGAAGTTCTCTCTATCATCCATTGTCCGCGAATCCCAACGAGCCTCAATGACCGGACGCTTAAAGAAGAACTCACTTGAGCGAGCAAAGAATTTCTTTGTGTAATATGACTGGGTTGCTCCCCCTGTATTCTGAATTACAGAGCCAGAATCTGTGCCGAGAGATGATGAAAAATAAGCTTCCTGTGAGGCGGTTAGACGAATACCGAATCCGTAGTTGTTATATTCTCCTCCTGCGGCTCCAGTAATCCAGTTTTCCACAACAGTAGTAACATCGACTTCTAGATTTTCGTAACCCTGTGGAAAACTAACGTTATAGTTGTCTTGAGCTAAGTAATCGCCTCCGACGCTAGACCAAGATGTACTTGAATCGGATTTTATCCAATTAGATTCTCCAAGGTCCTGATATTCATCCATGTCCAGTCCCGCTCCTTCAGTCCAAGAGCGTGAGACGGGAGCAACAATTAAATTAAAATCTTGCGGAAGCGTAAACGGATGTTCTGCGTTGAACATCTTAAGATAAAACGATACCGAGCCAGATGCTGGAATTGTACCTGCAGTTCTATCTGCAGAGATAGAAGACACTGGAAATTGAATTAGAATTCTAGAAAGCTCTTGAGACTGCCCATTAGAGCCTGACTCTTGTCCGTAAATAGAAAATACTTCAAGAGAATCTGCGTAGCCCATGTTGGAGCCGGTTCCCCTTGTTACAAGGTTGGCTTCGTAAGCATTGGTGATTGTATTGTCGGCACTTGCCGTATATCTTAAAATAGCCATTATCTAACTGATCCCTTGATATCGATGTTTGGATACTTTAACTCAAACACAACATTAGGCTGTGCCTCTATCATCCTACCGTCTGATGAAAGCGCAGCATCAAAATCATAGTTAGATTCAGAATAGATTCCACCGGACTTAAGTCCAATATCTACCGACGTCACATCAACTACTCCATTTACTTTTTGAAGTTCACGATATATGTCAGTTATCTTTATTGGCTCACCTATATCTTGTTTCATCGCAAACTTAGATGCCAACCTTTCATTGCAGTTACTGATAACATCAAATCTATTGGCGTTAATATCGGTTAAGATCTCGTAGCTGACATCAAAGTTAACAATTTCAGCATCAAGAATATCAACCGTGTCCGATATCATCTTATATTGAGTAATCCAATTTTTTAAGTTATTCTTGAGAGTTGTGTTAGCTGCAGTTAATTTACCCGAACTATTTTCCGAGATTACATAAATATTAACATTTCTTTTGAACTCATCCGGATCTTTAAGAATTGCAACACGCTTTATCATTCCAAATTTTGCTGGCATTCCATAGCAAATAGCCTGATAATCCTGTGCCGTAACAGCTCTGTTTTGTGTCGCGAAGTAACTAAAGGCTCTTTGGCGGATCTCTTCCGAAGATGGAAGTGAAACGCTTCCAACAAACTGCTCTTCGTTTGTGACTTCTAGAGAGTTAATAACTGAGTTTCTGTTAGTTAAAGACAACGCTCCTTGATTGCCGAACTTAAAGTTAGCCGATGCTATGCCTGTAATGGTATCTACGGCAGCGTTAACGTCTGATGTTGTATTGAAGCGATACTGGACTGTTAGTGTTGTGTTTGATGGCCCAATACCGAACTTATCAGTATCTATTAGCTTTGTTGGGTCGAAATCGGCATCTGTTGTGTAAGTGCGCCCATTAAGATCTAGCACTACTTCGGTGGGATCGACAACAGGGTTTGTCAGCGAATTTGAATCTGACCCATAGCCAAATTGCAGGAACGTCTGATTATTTAGCGTTTCAACCGTAAATCTTCTTGCCACCGGGACAGCCTTTAGTAGATTGGGTACTGTTGCTCTTGTGGTGGTTGTATTTCTAATAGCTTTGTAAATAATGTTCTGCGAAAGGTGGTCAACTTCAAAATACTCGTTGCCGTCCGAATCTGTGACTTTTACAACGTTGGAGACGTTAGAAATTTGCAGAGGCACTCTTCTAAATCTTACGAAATCTCCAATTGAAAACTGCTCATTTCCAACTCTACCAGAGACCGCTATGCCAGTGGCACGAATAACATATGTCAGCGGGGCGCCCGTTGCGGTGTCGGCGGATCCAACAACGGTCTGATTTCCTTGTAGGGAGAAATCTACATCGTCCAGTAGAGTGTAAAATCCACCACCGGTAGACGAAAAAGTCGATCCCGCCTGGAGGACCGGGATTAAGGTAGGGTCGGGACCGAGCCCCAAAGATGAAGCAGGAACTTCAACGAAAAACGTTAGTCGTCCGTATGACGAAGGGCTTGTTTGCAGTTTGTACCCTAGCTGTCTTGCTAATTTAACAACGTTGTTGTATTCAACTGCGCTGTCCAAGAACGTCTCGTTCATTTGGTAATCTAAATAAAATGATAGAATATCACCAACATACGAAACCGTATCTAACATCAACGAACCAAAGGATGCTCTATTAAAATCCTTATAGGTGTTGGGGTAATACCGTTTTGCGAAGTCTTCTAAATCTCTACGAATTGATTCAAAATCACGACTTGTATAATTTATTGCTACGTTTTTCTTGGACATCTATTGAACTACCTCTTGTAATTAGTTTATGTTGTTATTAACCTCTACGTTTAAAGTAGCGTTTGTTCTAAGTGGAATAATGTTAAAATGTATTGAAACAGATAAACTATTTGGAAATAGATCTGGATTGTCTTCCGGAACAGAGAAATCTATCCTTTCTATTCCGATATAAGGCAAATATCTTTGAGTCTGCTTTCTTATCTGGCTGTCAATTTCTGCATACGTTGACGGGGTGTTCTGTTCAAACAAGTACCTCTTTAAGCCGACACCAAACTGCGTGTCCATCATTCTCTCTCCCGGATTGGTTAGAATGAGCATTTTTAAATTTTGTGTTGCTAAAGTTCTAAAGTCTGTAATCAACCCATACGGGCCATATACATCGTCAAATACTAACGGTAATCGTGGAGCCAATCCAGAAGCCATGTGTGCTACCCTCCTCCTTAAATAGTTGATTTATTTATTTTAGCACTCCTCTGGTGGGGGAGGCTCGGTTGCATCAACATCTTCTTCCGATAGTTCCTCATCTATCTTGATTTTTAGAAGCTCGATCAACAGATACAGAATTCCCAAGGGAGACGGAGGAGCCATAAACATGCCAGCGACTGTTCCCTTAAAATCCACTCCATCAAGAGTGATTCTAGGTCCGAATAGAGGCTGCCCAGATGACCCCCCATTCGCTGCCGCAGTCGATGCCGGTCC